ATGATCCAGTTAAATTATCATAGAAAACAACGTCAAAGTCTAGTCTAGCGATATAATACGGCTCAACCAAATGTAAATCTGTTATATTTGAATTATACCTTAAATGTACTACGCCTGGTAATTCAAGATTTGGTTTTTTCCATAAAGCTAATTGAATTTTTCTTCTCAGTTCCCACAAATCTTTTTGGCTCGCAACCCCTGTTTCGTTCGACTTCATGATAATTTCGAGAGAAATCGACCATGTAACAAGAATTCTGCCGCGCTGGTGCTCCGCTGATTGCGATATATCCCAAATTTGAACCGCAGGAAGTTCAAAATCTCTAAAATCCGATGTTGATAATTTTATTTTATCAAATGATATGTATTTTATCTCTGGAACATCTGATTGTATAGATAATATGATTTTATCACAAATATCTGATTCTAAACTCATTTTATTAAATCCTTTAGAATCTGAATGATTCTATCTTTGTGCTTTTCTAGTGCTGGCCTCATATATGGACGCGCCGGAATTTTTACATTCTCTCTTAGAATATAACAAAATTGCAATCTTCCATTATCAAGACTTCTAACAAGAAATAATCTATTACCTACCCTTTTAACAAATAAATCATTAAATTCTGTTGCATATCGACCTTTAAATTCCGGGGATAATGGAATAGTAAGATATCTTGCATTTCTAGCCTGAATTACCCCGCCAAACTCATGAATTGCCGCGTAAGGTATATTATAGGCTCCGACCTGTACGCCGTCTTTGGTCAATTCTGTTTTGATCGAATTGATAAGCCTTCCGGTATCAATCAACTTTCTTGAGCGTATATTTAGCTTTATTTGCGCTTCTAAAAGGTATCCGATCCTTAACATCGCTTCTTTGAACTTTGGATTATCAGGTTCAAATTGCCGCATCCTCGCAAGAATACGATTTTCTATTTTTAATGTTAATTCATCGCTCATTTCCCACCGGCGCAAATGCTAATGCAAATTCAACTCGTTTATATCTATCAAGAATATCCAAAATAAAAGTAGGCAAATCATCCCTGAACTGGGTTGATTCTCCATTTTTTCCCTTACTAGAAACACCAATTCTTCGATCTTGTTTCATAGTGTAAAGATATTCGACCGTAAATAAACATGCCTCTTCGATATCGTATGGAATTGCAGAATATCCGGCTTCATATAAAACCTTTATATTTTGATTTCCACGCGAAAACCTAAGACCATTAACGAGAATAACTCCAACGCCACCATCACTTGATTGTTCAATGACATAATCAGCAGGATCAATCAAATTTGTTGAACTTGTGAACTCGTTTCCAGCGTCGTCCCATAATTCTGTTGGCTTGTCACACGGCCAGTGTCTTAGCAATAGTCGATCATTGCCGCGTCCATCATAAAATTCGATATATTGCCGCTTTTTAAATTTTCGATCGCAGTATTGTTCTATTTTCTGACTAGCCGCGTTTATCATCCTAGTCAAAGTTTCATCTTGGCTAGTATCCGCTGGCATTATGCCTAAATGACTTTTTGCCACCGCAACAGTAGTGAGTGCATAAGTATCTAAAGGCATTTTTAAACCTCGGCTTTATTATCGTATTTTGGTGGACGCCCCCGGCGAACAATTTCAACTTCATGTTCTTTTTGTTCTAGCATATCAGAATAAAGACTTAATAATTTAAAGCCTAACGATTCTTCAACTTCCACAACATCGCCAATATTTGCCCATCTATATGACTTCCCATCATCATCAACGTGAGAAAAGCAATTTTGCCCACTAACTCGAAAACTCTTCAATTGTAAATGCATTTCTTTTTTCTCCTATTATTAAATTTATTCAAACATTATAATCATTTTTCCAGTATCAAGGTTAGTCACCCTAAACAGAGCCGCTTCCTATCCCGTTAACCAAATAAAAATTAGAGCCGGTGGTTTTGATCATTCTTTTTTTTGGAGCAATATAAATATGACCAGCCAAACCGCTAACCGGTTTTAGCAGACGAATCAAATATCGGCGAATAGTGACAAGCATGAAATCTCCAATTTAGTTATAAAAATGGGCCATCAATTTTGACACCCATTCTGATTTTATTTCTGCGGTTATTAGTGGATTTGTTGTTGCCATAATTTTTTGAATGGCAAGCTCATAAGATAGTGTACTTACATCATCCAAAACCAATTTTAATTCTTGATCTTGAGTTAATGACGTTAATTGAGAAACCGTCCATATTCCCGAACGAATGCGCCCCATATTCTCTGATGCCATTTCGGCAATGATTTGATCTTTAACCCTGGCCCTTTTTAAATACTTGGCGAGATCTTTTTCAGCCTGCGTTAATTCTAATGGAGGATTCAGAAATCCTCCGGATAAAACCCATCCAACCTTAGGTTGTGGAATCATGTCTGTAATATCTGCTATATTTTGATAATGATAAGCTTGAGCCGCAAATTCACTTTCGCTGCAAGTCTCTATTTTCACAACCTCATTATTTTGTATAAATGCATATGTTTGCATAAAATCCCCTTTTTTATTCGTCTAGCTTGGTTATATCAAGGTAATCAACAAACTTCTTAAGCCTTGTCAAGCTCGAATAGATACCAAGATGATTTACATAAATTCTATTTCGATAAGTGCTTGTTAGTCTAGTCGCTGTTGCCTCAATCATCAAGGTAGTGTCGCCGTTATAAATTCCAGCAATAAAATCTGATATATTTATCTCTGAAAAATAATATGCATTAGACTGCTCAACGCCTGTTATAGTCGATTCAAATTTATCGAACCACCCGGGCTTAGTGACTGAATAAAGATTAAATTGAACCGACGATGCCGAATCTACAGAGTTCGTAGTTTCGTTATAGAGATAACCAACTATTCTCAATTTTGAAAATGTCTTCGTGTCTAATTCTGCCGCTAACTTAAAAGACCTTGCCGGTGCCGCAAGCGTAATATCGTATGCAAATAAAGGCTGCCAACACGAGTCAATAACGTTTATATACCGGTTTGAAGAGTTCACCCGTAACGATTGTACGTCGTCGCAATCTTGTGAAACCCATACTTTAGGCATATTTTTAATTTCCTAACAGTGTAAATCCTTTGTAAGAAACTCTCTCAAGCCCTGAGACTGTAATGGATATTTTTACAGTGTAGTGAGTTAAATTAGTTAACAAGGCTGCGCTAACTGGGGTCGTATTAAATCGACCGTTAACATCCGCACTAATGCCTGATTGACTTAACCCAGATACTGCAACCCCATCTTTATCATAAACCATATATGATGCCGTTCCTAAACCTGTAGTTCTAACCACCCCATCGGCAACGGCCCATAAAGTGGCCTGGAATTGGTTAAGAGCGTTAATTGAGAACGTTCCCTTGCATTCATATTCCAACCTCTTTACTTCAACTGGAATCATATCGCTGCGGTTTGTTCCATCGACCATAACAGTTACGCGAACTGAGTATCCTAAATTTTGCGCCGATAAAGACGATGCGACTGCGGTTATCTTGTAGACGCCGTTAACGTCTGCGGTAATGCCGCTACCTGACATTCCTACAACCGGATTGCCGTCAGAATCAAATACCTGATAACTAGCCGATCCTATGCCTGATGTCTTAACAACCTCATCAGCCATGACCCAGAATGAACCGTCAAACTGATTTGAATCATTAATAAAGAATAGACCGCTAATGTCATATTCTGGAGGCTCTTGTAGGAGAGGGATATAAGAAGCCCTTTCAGCTCCATCGGCAATAATTACAACCTTTGCAATATAATGAGTAAGATTATCCACAAGAGCCGAAGCCACTGGAGTTATCTTATACTGACCATTAACATCGGCAACGATGCCTGTCTCAGACATGCCAGCAACTTGCACGCCTAGATCATCATAAACTTGATAACTCGCTGTTCCAATGCTCGATATCATGAGCTGACCGTTTTTAGTCACCCATAGCGTTCCCTGTAATTGATCGGACTCATTAATCGCGAATGCGCCTTTGGATTCGTAAGTCTCAGCGCCAGCGCCAAGGCCAGGAGATATAATGCTAAATGCGGTTGTATTACCGTCTAAGTTTCCTACTCCGTCAAAAGCTCTAACACCTACATAGTAGGTGGCTCCGGCCTCTGGTAGTGATCCATCTGGCAAGGTAAAAATATCAGCCTGTAGATTTGACGTTATGCCGACGATATTCCCAGAAGAGAATAAGCCAGTAACAGAATCAACCTTGATATAAACTTGATATCTAATAGGCATGGTTGCATCACTGGCCGCAGACCACTTAGCTCTTAATTGACCACGAGCCTCGACAGTTAGCGAATTTATCCCCGCAAATGTTGGGGGAGTAAAATCGGTAATACACGCAAGGGAGGTGCCCTGAATGATATTCTCAAACGGAAGCTGGTCATAAAAAGACGTGGCAGCCGGTGACGATTGCACTACGTCTTGTTGAAAAAGAATATCACTCATGCTTTACCTCTTAAGATTCACGAAGACCTGGACGTATTTTAACCCCTGGAGGCGAAGCAAAGTTATATCTAATCAGCGTTCCAACCGTATTAGGAATAGTTCCCAATGCAGACCAACTAAGACCATCATTTGTAGAGTATTCAAACTCGCTTGCATTAGCCGCAGTGTCACGAGTACCCATAAGAGTATCCGCTGTATCAAACCACCTAAAGAACAATTTAGGTACTGATGAGGCATACGCTTGCTTAAGTCTAAATCCTACACGGGTCGGACTTCCGCTTGAAGAGTTATCAAAGCTATATTCCCAATTGTCAGATACGCCAGAAGCATTTTCCATAGCATAAAGAAGCTCTTGAACCTGAGCAGGTGTCGAACTTCCTTCCGAGATAACTTTAAATAGAATCTTAAATTGAATCTGCGAAGCGACTGGGATTAGTAAATCAGTTCCCACAGGAACATCAACCCAACCACCTGAAATAGAGCCAAAACCGCTTGTGCGGTATTGAAGTAAAATATTGCCTGTTGATGCATAAAGCTTTTCATATGTAGAGTATGCTTTAAGAACCGCGTTAGGATGATCAAAAACTTTTGTTACGATATAGGATGAATTGTATGCCGCGTCGGATGATATATCGACTGCAATGATCCCTCGCTGTCCAGTAGTACCACCGGACATGAAAAACCATCCACCTCTTTCAGAAGTATTAACAACCGTCGCTAGACCTAGATCAACCGTATCAAAAGTAAATCCCTCATAATAATTGTTATTAAGCTCTCCAAATATCGCTTTAATAACGTTATTTTCTAACTTCTTAATAACCACCTTAGAAGTGTTAGTAACGTAATAACCTGCGTCGATAGTGTCAATCCAACCGGCGTATGTAGGAGTTGGCGCAGTAATCTGGTTAACTGTTCCAAGAATGTTAGAGGTAGAAAGCGAAGGCCAAGTTGTCGCGCCGTTAGTTAACTCAGACAATAGACCTAGATACATGTTTGTCGAAGTAGCGAAGAACGCGCAACGGTTGCCATTAAGTTGTGTTCCGTTAATAGGACTTGAAACCGGTGTTGCTCTTGATTCTGAATCAGAAGAAAGAAGCGTACCAGCAAGGGCAGGTAAGTTTCCCGTTCTAAATAAAACAGACGCCGTAGTAGTTCCAAACGCTCTTCCTACCGAAGTAGATCCTGGGGAGCCGGTTGTCGCAATCGAAGCACCGTTTGAAGTTGCTGAAACCTCGAATGTGTTTGCTGCCGGATTTCTTACAAAGTAAACAGTACCAAGAACTAGACCAGAAGGAACCGTTCCGCCGATAAATACTATAGGATCGTTTGCCGCAAACCCGTGAGCTGTTGACGTAACAACGCCCGGAGTTGAAACCGTAATAGTTGCTGACGCTGTAGCGTATGTCATACTAGAAACAGACATGTCGCGAACATAATATTGATGAGTCGCTGATACGCCGTTATGAGAATAAAGTTTAAAATCTACCGGATCATAAATAAGACCGTTGGTTGAGGTCTCCGCTTGGCTTACTCCAACCGCGCCAGCGAGTTGAGTAAAGTAAACGGCCTTTTGATCATTACCAGTGGCAAATGGAATTGTTGGAGGTGAGACCTGAACAAAGTCTGCTTTATCAATGTTATTAAGAACAAAAACGCCGCCGTTAATTAAAACAGATCCAGTAGCCGCTAGTGCAATACGCCATCCTGTATCACCAGTGTCTCCATGAACTCGCAAACCTCTAACGGTATAAGTTGTCGCCGCAGTGTTAGGAACTATAAAGTTGATTCTTCCAATATAAGAATGCGCCCCGGTCGTGTAGTTAAAATCATATAAATGCAATGTTCCAAGTCCAGACGCTAATGCGGTAAGGACAAAAACTCGACCATTACTTGTAGTGCTCATAGCTCCCAATGGAGTCGCCGCACTATCGGTAAACAAATCTAAAAATTTGCTAACTGGCGGGCCTAGAACCGTACCGCCAGCAATAGTTTTAGACGCTACTCGACCTTGAATCGTTGTCTTAGTTTGATCGTAACTACTTACGACGCTATCTAATAGACCTACTGTATGAAGCTTTGTCATGACGACTCCTTAAATTATCGACCAAACTATATCAGTTCTTTTATAGAAACCGCTATCAATAACATAGATGATTGTCTTTCTAGCAACATTAGAAGGATAGACCGTTGACGAGCTATAATCAATCTGAGTTACCCTCTCGTTAATTGTACCAAAGTCAACCGTTGTTATCGACTGCTCCCTATCTGGAGCCGCTAAAATAGATGTTTTAATATTTTCCGTATTGTCTTTAATCGTTACAGATAGAGTTGAGGGACTTACTAAATTAACGTCTTGAATCGTTGGAAAATTGTCAACTGATACCGGCAACGGGTTAGGGCTTAAAATATTAACGTCTTGAACCGGGTTTGCTTCAGAAATAACTCGTAGGGCAGGGTCTCCATTTGTGTTCGTTCCAATAACATCGATCAAATCAGCATTTGGCAAACCGGTAACATATACTGAAAAAATCGCGTTCCCGCCCGTAACAATAGCCTCACAACCTAGCCGGTTATGGTGCCTAACAACCATGATTCTGTTACTTCCGGGTGCTGTTATTAGATCGTGACTTTTAAGATCAAACCTTTCGCCTACTGCCGCCCCTGTTGTGGCATCAAAGTAATTAACCTTTAGACTAGCTCCGGAATCCATTGACTCAACAAAAACAGACGAAAGCACAGCACCGGCCATGACTTCGCCTATTTGGATATAGGTTCCGGGGCCTCTGGCCTCAAGTTTTAGCCATGCATCGGATTGAAAGGCATCTAGTTGAATTACCCTCATAGTCCCACCTCAAAAAAAACGAGAGGCATGTATGATCATACAGCCTCCCGTTCTTATTTCGTAATCGCTTACAGTACGTTTACGCCGTAAACAACCGAGACTTCTCCTGCGCCTTGTGCGTGGCCTTTGAAATCGCCTCTCCACCAGCTTGCAAGCAACCAGCGATCATTTGGCGGTGTTGGGTCCATAACAGCCTTGACGCGAATTGGGCGGCGCTGACCGAGGTAGAATCGGCGAGTATTTACTAGCAAAAGTCCAGATTTGTCTTTTGTCACGTTATCAAAAACACCTGTTGCGTTCAGGTCATCTCTTAAAAATTCGCTAATGTAAATGGGGATACCATCAAGAGCCGCAAGTGCTCCGCCGAGGATAGTCGCCATTGGGCCAAATTTATCAACAGTAGTTACTTCGTCCAAACCAACCATTTGTTGGTAAGTTTTGGAAGAAACAACCCAAGCAAGTTCGCGAACATTTACGCCATATTTTTTCATAGCTGTTCGCATAGATCGGCATTTTCCGATAGAAAGTGCTGCTGCCGAGAAATCAACGGTTGCGCCATTTGCGCTGTTTTGAAGCGCGAGTTTACGCAATCCCTTCCAAGCTTTGCGCGCATCAGAAGCTGAAGTAACGTCACTATCCATGTGAGTAGCGGTTGTATCGCCGTTAATAACTGCTGTCTCAGTAGCGCGGCCTTGAGCCTCGATAACTTCTGCGCGAGCTAGTTCAAAAATTGCAGGGGCGCTATCTTCGTTCATTTCTTCAGGCAAAACCATGTATTCGCTTAGTTTAACAGCGTCTAATGTGATTTTGTCTGTTCCAAAGTTTGCATCACTAATCGAGGAGTTTTCGCCTTGAATACGTGCAATTGTAACAGCTTTTTGAACTGGTAGATCAAAAGGATCACTAGGCATTTGCACTTGACGCAACATGCCAACAACGCGACGCTCTAGCTCATATTCTTCAATGTAGCTAGAGGAAACAGCCGTTGGAACCCATTCATCACCAGCGCCGGAAACCGTGGAACCAAACGCTTTTAGGCGAGGTGCCAACATTGTTTTTCCGTAGTAGGTATCAAGAATGTTTTTAACATTCGAGGCAGTAGTATCACGGTCAACTGGTGCGCCGTGGAATACTTGAGCGGTGAAACGAGCAACGTCAACAGACTTTTTCAAATCCATGACTAGATATTTAAGTTCTGTTGGGACTCCAGAAAATTTTGGATCGCAAGTATTTACGTCCAAAAGTTGCTTTGCATCGCTACATCCAAAATAGCGAAGCGCCCTTTGCTCATCAGAATCGTGCCGCGTTCCTACGCTCATATAACTCCCCTTTGAAATTACGTTAGATTTTTCTTGTTCAATATTTTTTTTAATTTCTTCAACTTTAGCAATACGATCCTCAAGATCGGTAGCCTTTTTCTCTAGCTCATTAATATCCATTTATTCAACTCCTAAAGCCTTTAGTCTTTTAATACAATTCTCCAATCTCTTATTAAACAAGTCAAGCGCGGCTTTCTCTTTTTCTTCAGGAGTTTCGGGCATTGGCTCCGGGGCCGCTTCCGGCGCGGGTTCTGGGGCTTGGGCCATGCCTTGCATTTGGTCAAGTTTAGCCGACATTTTCTGTACTTCTGCGATCAATTGCCCCAAAAATACGTTAGTTTGCTTTTGTGCTTCTAAATGAGGGTTGCCATAATCGTTGTTTTCTGATTCAGATTTTGCCGCCGATATTTCAGCCGTGACCGGCGAAACCCCGTCTTGTCCAGCCTGTTTTTTAGATGCAATTGCAAAAAAGTGTTCGTATTGCTCTTTTGTCACTTCGCACTTTTCGCCTTGGCTTTCTTTACACATGGAAATGGCCACAGCAACCGCTTGATCTTGCTCCATGCCTTCCTCAAGTAACTTGGGGATTTTGGCGCTGACACAATCTTGGAAGGGGTTTTCTTCGGCTTTTTCTTCGGACTTTTGCTCTTGCTCATCTGCTTTTTGCATTTGCTCATAAATTTTACCTGACCATTCCTTTCCTGGGTCGCCTCCCCAAAGTAGCCAAGCAATTTGGCCGTTTCCTTCTTCGGGTGGCGTATCTTTGTTTTCTTCATGTCTCGCAAAAAAACTAACCATTCTTTGAACTGTCAAACTAGAAACTTTTTTTCTATTGCTCAAATCCCTAGCCCTAGCAACTCCGACCTCTGTTCCGCCGCGTCCATATTTTTCGCGCATTTCCAGACCACGTTTTGCCGTGTCTGCAACATCTTCAGGCGGTTGAAAATCAATTTCGGAATATCTTGCTAGTTCTTTGAATTCCATTTCTTCCGAGTAATCTTCCTCTGGTTCTTCCTCTTGTTCTTTCTCTGGCTCTTTTTCTTCCTCGGATTCTTCTTTTTCTTCTTTTTCTTCCTCTTTATCCATGGCTTTAAGTTCCTCAACTGGAACCTCTAAGACTTCCGAGAATGCTGCCAATACCGAATCAATAGGCTCCACATCTCCTGCCAGTACAGACTTAATCTGTTCCATATCAACGCCCGAAACATCGACAACGCGCTGCAAAAGTTCGTCCCTCTTGTCGGTATCATCTTTTGCTTTTTCATCCATATATCCATGGATCAAACTTGCTGCGATTGCGCCTTTTTTCTCGCAAATCTTTTTTCCAATTTGATTAATGCTTTTCGTGGTAATCATCTTACCCGTCAAAGTGAAAAGAGAATCTTGATTCATTGGAACCCCGACAATAGAAATTTCAAACAAATCGGCCTTTTTAATTCTGCGAATTCCTTCGCGGTCAACGTCGGATTCTTTGCAATTAAATCCAACAGAAAAAGCCCTTAACATGCCTTCCTTAACCAAATCGCGAACGCGCTTAATATCAGGATCGTCAATGCCGGACATTTTTACCTTAACAAAAAGCCCGTCGTCCCTAGCGTCAATCTTTTCGCATTTACCGATAGGGGTTGCGCCTAGTTTAGCATCCATTCCGTGATTATACAAAATTACAGGATTTTTTTTGTAATCTTCCAAGTTCCACGCATCGGACTCGATAACCTCTTGCGCCCGGTCAATCACCTTTTTATTGGCGAATCCTTCAACATAGATAGCGCCGTCGTCGGCTGCTTTGACAACGCCCGAAAGACATTGCAAGTGAATCTTTTTTGATCTTGCCATTATAGATTTTCCCCCTCTGGAATCATTATCAAAGTACATCGGCAATTTATAGCTTCCTCCGGGGGCGAACCCGGTTCCCTTGGATATTCTAACCCATTTGAAAAGGCATCATCTACATCAATAGCCCCATCGCCTTGGGCCATAGTGTGAGAATCCCTAACCCGCTCATCGTCCGCAGTGATCCAAGCCTTTTTAAGACCGGGTAAAACCTTTTTTGCGTTCTTTAATGCTGCGCTTTGGCCAATGCTAACCGCCGTCAACATTTCGGTTCTGGCAATGGTTTTAGACCTAGCAACCCATGCCTCTGGGTTAGCAAATGTCTCCCTGATTCTTCTAGCTATCTGTTGAACTGTCTCGCCCTTTTGAACCCCAAGGGTGATTTCTCTCATAATTGTTTCGGTGTGAGTATTGCTAATTCCAGCAAAAGACTGCAATCCCCTAGCCTCAAGGGTCGCCCGTCTTTGCTTGTCGCCCTCAGTTTTTAAGGCAATGATTTCTCTTTTGTCTTGTTCATTGAAAACAAAACTCAATTGCTGATCGTAGCCAATATCTACCGATGATTTTAGCCTACGATTATACTCATCAATCCATTCGCCCTCGAAGTTATCAAAAGCCTCGTTAAGTCTTTTCCTTAGTTCTTTTCTATTAGGCGTCTGCGCTGCCTTCTCAACAAGTTCGTCTTGGGTGACTTTAACCGCGGCCTCGCTCATGGCCGTTAGCATTTCCAAAACAAACGCATTAAATGCTTTGCCGTTATCGTTTTCGACAATATCCGTTAGCTGTTTAGATACTGACTGCCGCCATCCGGGAACCTTAGTTTCAACAAACTGATTAATTAATTCAGCCTTGGTCACAACGGATAATTCTTCAGGTTGTGGCTCTTGAACTGGCTGCGGTTCTGGCTCTGGAAGTGACAATGAAAATGGGGAAGGCTGCGCCGGTTTTAGCACATAGGGCGCATCAGCTTCCGGTGAATCAATCGGCTGTTCTTTCCAGACTTTGGCTCGAACCTCGTTGACTGATAAACCAGCCTGTAACATTTTAGCCCCAATATCTGCCTTGGATAAATAATCCTCGGATAATGCCGAGACAGTAGTTAAATCAAATTGAAGTTCATTGCTTTCGCCAAGTTGATTTTTGAAGAATTTGGACAACACACCAGAAACCATTTTTGTAGCGGGAATCAGTGTAGCTTCCCAAAAGTTTCTTAGTGCGGTTTTGTATTCTTCGCTCCCCAATGATCCTGATTTCTGCAATCCAAGTTCATGAGGTGGGATTTTGAACATGTTGATTATTGTTTCCCTGTTCATATTAATCAGGTCAACAATTCTTTGATCCGATAGCGAATGAGTCAACGGAGTGGCTTTCATTCCCTTGGGTAGAATCATCGTTCTCCGTTGGTTGCGCCTTCCTGTATAGGCAAGTTCAAACGTTCTTAACTGTCTAAGTGCCTGTGCCTCATTAACTGTTTTATCCATTTCGAGCGCCATTCCCGGCGTCGCCTGTTTTAGATAAAACGAGTTTAGATAATCGGTAGTGTATCGGTTGAACAAAATGGCTTTTCTACCCGGTGTAAATGGGGATAGTCCCCATACAACAGAATTAGGATTTGGCCTTCTGACATGGAAAACTTCTTTCGCGGGAATAGTTATTTCCGCGTTTTTATCGTAATATCCTGCCGATTCTTGGCTTGTTACATAGATTAAATAATTCTGAACCTTGCCAACAGAATTAAAATCTAGCTGAACCTTTTCGGTCGGTATAATGGTCAACTGATTATTAAGCCTCTGATACCAGCCGATAGCGTTTCCAGACAAGAATAATTCAGTAACCAACTGATACATAAACGAATGATAATCTTGATTTTCGTTCGGATTTTTTAGCAGTTTATTAAGAGGGTGTGCATCATTAGGCTCCCAAGACCGGGAACCGTCCTCGTTTATCTTCGAGTTCATAACGCGCAATTCTTGCGCTGATAGCTTATTGGCGATTAGGTCGATAATGATATAAACCCAATCTTCAGTAAAATATAAGGATTTGAGAGTTTGCGCGTCGATGAACGCTTTTATTTCTTCCGACCAAAGATCGTTAACAGTGTTCTCGCCATCACGAGAAAATTCATAGGACTTTTGTACAAAGTTCTGAATTTCGTCTGTTAGTGAAAGTTTTTCCGCCATTTAAAAGCCTCGCCCGAACAAATGAGAAATATCGTCTGAATCTTCCATGAGTTCGTTTAGTATTTTTCCCAAGTTTCTATCTCTAGGCAAATCTTCCATAAACCTGATTTCTTGCTGCCCCGCATATTCTTCATAAGCATAAATCGCTAACGCCAATGATATAACTATATCATCATGAGCGCCGGGGGCGGCATTATACCTTAGCGTTCCAATCTCCGAGGATTCGACTTCAAACGAATCCAACTCTTTTATGAGTTCCTGCCAATTAGGTAAGATTATATCGCCCCGTTCAATTCTAATCATCAACCTATTTATTAAACCACTTTTTGATTGATTATTAAATACAAAGCCATTAATCGGAAGGTTTATCTTTCCTAGCATGTCATCAATGGCCTCGCCGACTCCGGTTTTGTCATGGACAATTAATCCACATGATTTGAATTGCTTACAGAATCGGTATAGTTCCATGATCGCCTCAGTGTACTTTATAGACTGAAAGCGCATAAAGCCCACAACCTTGGGCTTGGGGCCTTGGTAATCAATCGCGGTAAATACTGCAAAGTCTTGAGTTTTCGCCCAATCTGCCCCAACAACAACGCTTTTTTCGTTGGCATCCTCGCTAACCCATTGCTGAACCGCGCCGTATGCATGAATCTCTGGGCCTTCGACACACTCGCGGAACCCCACAAATACCGATCCGTCATCAAGGAATTCGGCTAGGTAATACTGCCGAAACATTCTATCGGGTAAGTCTTTTTTGGCGGCGTCGATAATATCCTGAGACACAAAAGGATTTGCCGACGTGGGGGCATGAATGGCTAACTTGGTGGGTTCTTTTCCGCGTTTGATTGCCCAATCCATTTCATCCTTACACTCAATGTATTTCTTATAAAACCAATTTTTGCCGTATGGGGTCGATATCCACATACTTGGGCCGCGTGTAAAGGTCGTCGTCGTCTTGGCTGATATGTAGGCATCATAAGGCATCTTCGCGGCCTCATCCCCAATCTGGCCATGAACCGCAGCGCCTTCAAGATCAACCGGATTTTGTGTATGCCAAAACTCTATCTGAGAATCTAAATTTGGTAAACGAATAAGCATTTTAGATTCTATCATTTCGCTATGGGGTGCCGGTGGAATAATGCCCTTAAAGTATTCCATACCGATTTTTGCCTGACGATATATCGGCGCGATCCAGCGCCATTTAGCCCCGCGTTTCTTGATTGCGCCGTTAACCATACACGTTGACGCGCTTAGTGATTTGCCGAATTTTGTTCCACAAACAACAATAATTTCCTTCACGCCGGGAAAAAGAAACCCGCGCATAATCAATTCTTGTTTAGTGCTATGGGGTTTCGGTGGCTGTATGATTATCTGTTGAGGTGTATTCTGCATCAATGGCCTCTGGGAGTTCCTGTTTAATTACATCCTGAATCATTCGCCCATCTTCTGTCATGGTCGTTTTGTAGGTAATTTGAGGAACAAGCGAAACCTCGACATTTTCTTTGACCTTTCCAATAGTTCGATCCAAAAGAAAATTGAGTTTCGCGTGGTCGCCGTCTTCAAGGCATTTTCTAATAATGTTACCAATCATTGCCTCAAAAACGGGCGCGGTGCCAGAATTCAAATAATCTTCCATTTCGGCTATGGTCATTCTAGCAAACTTTGCTATCATACCCTTTACTTGATCGGCGTTTAGTTTTTGAATCTTTTTGTATTCATCGGGGACGGGCGGGCGGCCTCTTGGGTTAGAAACTTTACCCTTTTCAAAGTTTTTACCGCCGGTTTTAAAGCCATTAGCCATTTTTAATACTTTCGTTAATAATCTGTAATTATACGGAAAAAACAAAAATAAGTCATGACTTTTTTGTCATAACTAATTTGTTCACAAGGCTATTGTAGCACAACAAAAAAAAGAAACCGCCGGGGTTTTAATCCGGCGGCATCCCTCTCGCAGAGTTGTTGACGACTACTAGGAGAATTTAACGGTATCAGCCGTTAAAATTTTTTGCAATGCGGAAGTGAACCGTTTTCCGGTTCCTGATTTGTTTAGGACGTATTGGCCGTTTCTAACCGCCACATATCCGCCAACCGATCCGCCATCGGTGCCCCAGACTGATCCGCCTTTTAGCGGTGCCATGGCTAGAATATCATAAGCCTGCGCGTCGCAATCCACAAATGCTTGGGTGTCTCCGGGTGCGAAAGTCTTGGTGATACAGATCACGCTAGGACTTTTAATGGTGGGAATCCATCCGAGGCGTTTGCAGGTGTTTAAAAAAAGTTTTGCTTGTTCCATGGTAAGGCTCCTTAAAGGTTGATTGAAAAATTAAATTGATTTCGCTGTTTCAAGTGCCAGTTCAAGTGTTGGAAATTGTCCGTATTCATCGCCATTGTTTGCGCTAACAAAGAAAACTAGCGTCGCAGTTTCGCGATTATATGGAATAAGTGATTCACTAATGTAAATTTCATCAGATACTTGATGAATAATTGAAGGAACATCAAGGGCGTTTGTGCATGGGATTCTTTTGTAGTTTTTCATTTTGTTTCTCCTAGTTAATTGTTCGTCGTCAACATGAATAGTTATAGTGTATTGGTTTTGTTTTGTCAACACTAATTTACAAGTTTTTTTGGGGGATTTGATCCCAAATTTTTTATTTTAGGTTTTCTTTGGTCCATGCATCTGACCATGCTTTTAAAATCTTGTCACCGCCCGATCCAATCGGCATACCTGCAAGCAATTCCAAGACTCTTTTATCTAGGCATGGTGCGAATTTGATACCAGAATGGAACGCTGTTTTTCCGAGTTCTTTTGCTGTTTCAATTTTTGCTTTAAGTTCTTTTGTCATGGCTTAACTCCTAGTTAATTGTTCGTCGT